TGCATTATAAAGAGTAATAAAAGTTTTACCTGTTCCAGCGCATCCATAAGCAACTAAATGTTTATCTTGTGCATAAGATTCAAAAAGTTGTTCTTGATTTTTAGTAAGTGGATCAATATCTACAAGATAATCTAAACTTAATGGTTTTCTTCTCTTCATTTGCTTGGCAGTCATATCAATACCAATCGGAGATTCGTTCTTTCTTTTTCTAGTTGCCATTAGATTTTCTTTACTTTAGAACCAGGAGCTTTAGATGCTTTATGAAGCACATCGTTCCATCCAGGATTTTTTGCAACAAGCTTATCTCTCCACTCACCTACCTCACCAGGAGAAGGGCAAGTGGATGGATCAGACCAGTCACGAATCCAGTCTGGATTATTTTTCTTCCACTGATCCCAGTCGTGGATGCTCATCGCCACTTCTTTCTGTTCGCCAGTGGTTTTGTTAATAACAGGATAGGTCGCCATAAAGTTACGAAATCAAGATAATTTATTTAGATCCATTCCAGTGCTTCTGCAACTGAAGGAAATTGATTTTTGAATACTTCTTTGCAAGCAAGTGCAATATCCATATGCTCTTTCTGAGTTCCATGTGCGGAACGAAGATTGATATAATGAATCCATGAACGGCATGATCCTGTCATATAGATGCGTGTGGGGGTTGCTAAGGGGAGTACAAACCTTGCACACTCTTTTGCTACCTGAGCATCAAGAAGTTCCTTGTAGAGTTCCTGAGCAGCGTCAAAATGATCTTGAATCTTTGCATACAAATGGATTTTCAGATCTGTAGGAAGATCATCAATAGAGTTCTGACGATTCTTTGTGTCCTGACGACGAAGTTCAGGCAAAGGAATATCTTTTCCTAGAAGATTGGTGTCTGCATACCTTTGGGAAAACTCTTGAAATGTGAAAGATCTATGACGCAAAATTTGAGCCGCGATGCCACGATTCGTTTCAATCTCCAGTGTCATAGTAGACTGTTCAAAAACAGACCAATGATTATGCTTAATGCAATAAGCAAGCAACTTGGCATAGTTTTCGTTGTCTTGATTCGCAGGATTAGAAACTCTTGCAATAAATGCCATTGTTTTTTCTGCATCGGGAGTTACGCTAATGAGTTTTACAGTCATTTCTTTCCAAATCCTTTTGATGTTTGTGATTCAAGATTTTTATAATGTTGTTCAACAATCTTCAATTGCTGACGCATATATTTTAGTTCTTCTTCAGAGTAAAGATGATCTTGTTTGATCGCTTTCTTCAGAAGTTTAATCGCCTCTTTTCCTCTCATTGTTCCTCAATATAATCTTTAAAAATTTTTAGAGAATCATCCCATGTTATTATACCATTTTCAGTCTCTGTTGAGTGCGGCATGAAACAAAGAGTCCATCTACCTTGATCTGCTGGATTATATGTTCCATGAAGAACACCAACATTTACTAAACTAGATTTATTGGTATTTGCTTCATACAAGAAGGTACAATCCTCTTCATTTGCCCAAAGATTATCATGATGATCTGAGGTATATCCTGGAAGTTGACCTTTTATTTGACGCCTCTGTGTGTGATCAGATTTCCACCATTGAATAACTCCTTCTTCTGGACCCCAACTAGTATTAATTTTGGCATGATCAGTATATACACCCCAATCAGTATGAATAGGAATTTTTCCGTATGGTGGCGTGTAGAAAGCATCTACTCTCCCACAAAACATTCCATACCCCAAACTCTTGAACCATTCATCTACTTCTGGATATTCAAGATCAGTAACTAATTGATGATGTGGTTTATCACCAAACTGATCAAATAGTGGAGGTTTTCTTACTTCAAATGGTAAGTTTAAATATCTGTGAAATCTATTTTCCATTAATCGTCATCATCTTCGAAGACTTCATCATATCCCAAGTCTCTTAGTTTAATGTCATCAAACTTATATGATTTAACATCAGAATAAACTTCTGCCTTTAGAGAATCGAGAATGAGTTCCATGTTTCGTATAAGTAACTTAAGTTTTTCTCTATCCATTTTTTAGTAGTACTACAATACAATTGTACACAAAAAAAGAGAGGGTGTCAACCCTCTCAGAATATTAACGCATCGCCATTGCAAGTTTTGCTTGATGTTTACGTTGTTCTTTTTCTTTTTGTTGCTTTATTAAGACAAGTTGCCAGTTATTTTTAGTTTTCATTTTTTATCAACCTCCTTAACAAACTTTACTCCACGATATTGGGCATCATATTGTTGAGGTTGTTGCTGCGCTTGCTCTTGTTTACGCATTTCGGTGTCATAAGGGACACCACGATATACTACTTGTGACATTAGGTTTTCTCCTTAATTTTGAGGCTAAAGAGCGTTCCTTCAGTCGGCTTTTGCGTCTATTTTACACTCCTTTGGTGAGATCTGTTTGATCTCCCATATCAAATCATTTTTGGCTTGTCTGGGAATTTCCTGTTTATGAACTCTCCCAACAATTAACTGTGCTTGTAAGCAGGTTAAAATGAGTGCTTCCATAGATGAACGGCTTCGTTCCGAGTCGGCTTACTTCCGTCTGCATTATAGCAGATGAACGTAGAGGTATTATAACCCCATTGTTTTATATAGTCAAGTAGTTTTGTATAGTTTGTTACGATTTTAAAAAATCTTAAAGAGCAAAATTTTTTGGGGAATTTTTTTACCCCTTTTGAGAAATCACTTTCTTTTTTTCTTTTCGGTCTTTTTATAACCCCAAATTTTGGGATTTACTCTACCATATCCCCAGTCAATCTTTGTTACTGCACCTGGTCCAAACTTATCATAATAAAGATCAAAGATTTTAACTCTGGATCCTCTACATAGATCTACATAGTTTTTATTATCAACATTGTAATAAACTAAGTAGGCATCCGATGGAAACGAAGTTTCTTTTTGTTGTTGGGGACATGCGTTTTCAACTAAGATCTCACAACCATATCTTGGGGGGAGATTAATTTTTTCTTCAGGTGTCCACTCCATAGATTCTTGCCTCCCATCAGTCGTTTGAGCCCTTCCAATAACTTCACGAAGTCTGCTCACGAACGACCTCCCCAACGAATATCAGGATAAGCTTCGGATACAATCTCTTTCGTAATTTTATATTTAGATTGGAGTTTTTTATCTTTTACTAAACAAACAATTTCCGCTTCTAAAGGATGAAGACCTTGAAGAATATTAATAAACATGGTCTCTCTACGCAGAGAACTCAGACCATCGTTCCCTCCTTTAATAAAATTATAAAACATTTTAAATTCTTTACGGATCGTTGATCTTCCTTGATCATTAGCACCTAAAGAAGTTGTTTTTAATTCATCCATTTTGGAAACAGCATCATTAATTTTAGCACTCACTGTTCCACTAAAGGAGTTTTGTTCTCCAACACTTGCATAAGGAACTTCCCCTTCTGGAAGAAGAGAGATAACAGTTTCATCAAAGTTCCAAATAAAAAGTGCTTTAATTGAAGGGTGTTCGTATTTTTTAAGAATCTCTACTTTTTTAGAATTTGCCCTTTGCTTAGAAATTAAAGTTAAAATTTCAAAAACAAATGGATTTGTAGGTAAAGATTCTACAGTAACTTGTTCTTGTACTGTTTTAGGAGTATTGCTACTCTTCGTCTTCGCTTTCGTCGTAGTCATAATCGTTTTCAAACCTCACGGCAAGGATTTCGTCTGGTATAATATTTCCATTGTTATCATACATCTCAGGATGAAACTTAGGAATTTCTCTATAATTCATCATGTATTCTCTAGCAACCCAACCTGCCATTATTCCTACTATAAAAAATAATACGATTAGAAATGAACCGAATACTAAACTAGTTGCTAACATGTCTTTTCTCTCTGGGGAACTACGGTTTTTTCCTTCTGCTTAAAGAAAATTCAAAGTAGATGGTTACTTCCCGTTTTAGAAAGCAAACCATCTTTTCAAAGATGATATGGAAGGACTTGGCTTGCTTTCTTTTTCCTCCATTTAGAATAAGATCAACACCACGATTAA